AATGATAGTGTTTTATCACAAAAAGGTGATACGGGTGGTGCTGAATTAGCTAGAAAACGTAAAATAAGTATTAATTCATCAAATGGTGTAACTATATTAGCATATCCAAAACCTGAATTTAATGTTGGATTTAGTTTAGATGGTAGAAGTAGTAATCCTGGTGCTGGTAGATTCCACAATGAAGAAAAACGTATGTAATTATAATTGTTAAAATTATCCTTCCTTTTGATTTTTAATATTTATAGTTAATTAAACGAAAAGAGGATGAAGACACAGTTACTTTGTACATTTACAACAAAAGGAGAGTTACAAAATACTCTACAACAAATTAGAGAAACGTATCATATAGTGTATAACTACATTTATATTTTACAAAACAAATCTAATTTGGATGAGTTGTTTATTACATATAATATAGATACAGCTTTCCAACCAGATACTCCATTGGAAAATACAATATTAATACATAGAAAGAAGGAATCTAATTCACTATACACTATTAATGCTCTTAACGAATTGGTTAAAGAGGAAAATGGTGGTGTATTAGATAATTCATTTGTCATTAATTGGCAGAAGTTTAAGAATTCAATCATATTAACAAACGCCGAAGGAACTAAGAAAATTCAGACAAGAGTTTTTGAAGTAATTGACTTTGGTGATGGAAAAGAAGTTATAACTGAAGAACATAAATAATATTACAATGTTATTAAAAAAAGGCGATAACAACGAAAATGTGAAATTAATGCAGGAGAAATTAGGAATTTCACCAGCAGTAACAAATTTTGGACCAAAAACTGAAGAAGCTGTAAAAGCATTTCAAACAAAACACGGACTACCTGCAGATGGTATTGTAGGTGATAAAACTTGGGCGATGATTGTAGGTGAGAACACTCCACCAACAACACCTGCTCCAATAGCACCGGTAGGTGGATTGAAATTGGATAAATTAAAGGGACATATTCCTGATGCAGTAATTCAAATGATTCCTGATACGGCAGCTAAGTTCCAAATCAATACTCCATTAAGATTAGCACACTTCTTAGCACAATGTGGACACGAAAGTGGTGGATTCAAAGCAACACAAGAAAATCTAAACTATTCAGCTAAAGGTTTGAATGGTATCTTTAAGAAATATTTTCCAACTTTAGAATCAGCTCTACCTTACGAAAGAAAGCCGGAGAAGATTGCATCTAAAGTGTATGGTGGTAGAATGGGTAACGGACCAGAATCAAGTGGTGAAGGTTACAAATTTAGAGGTAGAGGATATATCCAATTGACAGGTAAGGAAAACTATACCGCATTTGGTAAAGCAATTGGTGAAGATATTTTATCAAATCCTGATGTAGTAGCATCTAAATACGCATTACTTTCAGCAGCTTGGTTTTTCTCTAAAAACGGATTACATAAGATGGCTGATGGTGGAGCAACTGATGCAGTAGTAACATCAATCACTAAAAGAGTAAATGGTGGTACTATTGGATTACCGGATAGAATAAAACATTTCAAAGAATACTATCATTTATTGGCATAGGATTTGGGGATGTAAATAAAAATTCGTATATTTATAGAATATAATAACACATAATGGCAAACATAAGTTTAAAAAGACTATTTGAAGCTGAAGATTTTAAAGCTAAAAGTAAAGAGACTGGAAAATTAGTACACTTCAAATCAAAGGATTCGTATCAAGCAGCATTAAAGGCTGGTACTCACGAAGACCCTAAAGCCCAGAAAGGTGGTGCATCTAAAGGAGCTGCAAAACCAAATGATATGTTTGGTGGAGATTATTCAAAAGATAGAGGTGGTGAACCAAAAGTAGATAGTATGGCAACTGTTAAATCAATTGCAGCTAAGACTGGATTAAGAACACAAGCAATAGCAGGTTGGGCAGATGAGAATGGTGTTAATTTATCAAACTTATCAGCTGATATTGATTCTAAAAAATTGAAACCAATGGATTTAATGACCGCAATTAGTGGTAATCCTGGTAACAAATACGCTAAAGATATAATCGCAAAGTATTCACAAGGTGGTGGAAGTAAAGCAGAACCACAAACCGAACCTACTTCTAAACCAAAAGAAGCTAGAAAAGGTAATCCTACTGTAAACAAAGAAGCTAAGAAAAAAGCAGAAGAATTTGGAATTACTCCACAAAAGTTGGGTAAAGATGGATATCAAAAAGCAATGTATCAAGCGGCAGTTGAAGCATTAACTGATGCAAACTTCCACGATGAAGCAAGAGAATTGGTATCAAAGATTGAAGGAAAACCTGAATGGGCTAAGAGAGTAAACTACCCATCAATGGATGACCCTAAGTATAAAGAGAAAATGGCAGATATTAGAACTAACGGAGTAGATAGTTCGGAATATTGGGGTGGAGAAGATGGTACACATGAATTTGGAAGAAAAGTATCATCAGCATCCGGATGGAATGGGGTTGAAGCAGCAGATGGTATCGCATTCACTTTAAGAATGAATGGTTTCCATAAAGAAGCAGATATGATTCAATCGGTATTTGATGATAAACCATATATGAGAGAACAATCAACGAAACTAAAAACAATGATTAAAAAATAACTAAAAGGGAGAAACTAAAAATTCTCCCTTTTTTATTTTGACACAAGTTGTCACAAATTATTCTCATAAACGCTTGTTTATATCGGGCTTTCTTCGTATGTTTACTATGTAATAAAACGATAACGATATGAATACTGTAAGATTTAACCGCCACGAATTGTTCTCCGAAAAAATGATGGAGTTCCACTCTACTACCATCCGAATAGTGGAAGATTACCACATCGCTAGAAATGAAAGTTGGCACACCCCTCTATACAATATGTTGTGTGGTATATGGGATGGATACTTTTATAGCGAAATGTTAGAGATGGCGAAGCAGATGGGATTACCTACTCACATTACTGACCGAATTGAATTTACTGAATTATACATTAGACTATAATACTATGATGACTCCCCAAATCACTGCCCGTTACCTATCAAATGGAGAAATGATAGTTCGGGTATTATTTCCCAATGGTACTGAGAAAACAATGACTCAGACCGAATATGTGAATACATATTTAAAAAAATAATTCACAAAAGACTAGGATATATAAAATCTTTTTCGTATGTTTATAGTGTAGTAAAACGATAACATTTAAAACCCCTTAAAAATATGAAATTAGGATTAGTAAGAATACAAAATGAGAAATTGGTTGGAGTTCAGTACTTCGAATCAAAGTTCCAAAGAGAGCTTGGTGAGGTAGTTAGTATCAATAATGTGAAGTGGACTGTAGCTGTGATAGGTGAGGATAGGGATACCATCATTGATGTTCTGAATGGTTTCATTAAGAAACAAAATTCAGTAGTGAGAAAACAAAACCAACTGATTAATAGAATAGCTGATATGAGATTCAATAAGATATTAAGAGAAGCTATCGAACATGTTAATAACTACTAAACCCCTTATATATGAGAATAGACGCAGATACTTTAGTCCTAATACGCTCTGAATTTGGTGAGTATGATATCTCACAAGTAGTTGGTGGTAATAATGATGTATATCTCCGATTTGGATATTGGAGGAGAGTAAATCTCCAAAAGTTACAAGACCTTATAGGTAGTGGTATCCAAGTGGTGGAGGATGACTTAGATGATGATGATTGTGGTACACTATATAGCTATAAACTAAGATGAAAAACTGGCAATTAATACTCACTTCTGCAATATGTGGTGTAATTTTTTATTTGAGTGTAGGTGGTTCTAACTTATTAACACCCACAATTAGTTGGACAGTAGGGATACTCTCCCTATGTTGTATAGATTACAAAAAGATATACATCAGTTTACGATAAAGTATTTTTTATTTGGTATTGTCACAAATTTATTGTATATTTGTGACATCATTTACCATAAAAATATATCAAAAAAAAGATTTGGAAATATCAGGTATTCTTCGTATATTTGTGTTTCCATTATATTTATATGTGTAACGGAAGTGTAGGAAAGACACTATAAACCAACCTTAAAACGTATGTTTTAAACCTTAAACTCTTAAAACTTAAAAGACATGGCTATTAATTTAGACGCAATTAAGAGCAGACTTAACAAACTGCAAAACACCCAAAGAACAACTGTAGAACTTTGGAAACCAGCACCGGGCAAACACACTATTCGTTTGGTCCCTTACAAATTCAACAAAGAGAATCCTTTCATTGAATTGTACTTTCACTACAACGTAAACAACAAAACTTATCTATCTCCGATGTCATTCGGTAGACCTGACCCAATTGTTGAGTTTGCTGACAAACTTAAAAGAATGGGTGATAAGGAAGATTGGAAAGCTGCTAAAAAAATGGAGCCGAAACTTAGAACTTTTGTACCAGTATTGGTAAGAGGTGAAGAAGGTGAAGGTGTGAAATTTTGGGGCTTTGGTAAAACTGTATATCAAGAGATTCTTGGTTATATGGCGGATCCTGATTATGGTGATATTACTGACCCAAATGAAGGTAGAGATATTACTGTTGAAGTAGTATCAGCTGAAGACAGTGGTACTTCTTACCCTGTAACAACTATTCGTGTTAAACCAAAGGAAACTCCATTGGCAACTTCAAAAGAAGAAACGGATAAGTATCTAAATTCCCAAAAGGAAATTACTGAACTTTATTCAGAATTAACTTATGCAGAATTGAAAAATGTATTAG